TATTGACGGCGATTCCGGTGAAATACTTCAAGATTGAAGAGTTTGACTGCCAAGAAACCGGCAATAACGAAATGAATGGCCTATTTCTTGAAATGTTGGACGAATTACGGGGTAGATGTGGCTTTCCCTTTACGATTACCTCTGGCTACCGCGATCCCAAACACTCGATAGAAGCCCTGAAAGGCAAACCTGGCACTCATACTCAGGGTATTGCTGCTGATATTAAGGCTATTTCGGGTTCTGAACGCCATATTATCCTTGCAAACGCCTTTGATATGGGTTTTGGTGGCATTGGTGTGGCAAAAACCTTTATTCATGTGGATAGCAGAGACACAACCCCTGTGGTCTGGACCTATTCATGACTCCTGAACAGCTAAATGCATGGCGAATAATCCCAAGATTACTAATGTTTGCAATGATTGCCATGACTTACCGTACTGTCGAGTGGTTTATGTCGTTGCCTGACCCCAATCCTGAGCAGGCTGCACTAGTTTCGGTCATGACAGGGGCCTTAACTGGTGCGTTTGGTCTATTTTTGGGCAAAAAAGAATAATGGCTGAACTCAATGTCAGTCTATTGCCGTGGCAGGAAGAAGTTTTCCACGATACTACCCGTTTTAAGGTAGTTGCTGCAGGCAGACGTACCGGAAAGTCGCGATTAGCCGCATGGCTGTTAATTATTAACGCTTTACAGACCGAAAAGGGGCAAGTTTTCTACGTTGCACCAACTCAGGGCCAAGCACGCGACATTATGTGGCAAACCCTGATGGAACTGGGCCATCCGGTTATTGCTGGCTCTCATATCAACAACCTTCAGATTAAACTGGTCAACGGCACGATGATTAGCCTCAAGGGTGCTGATAGACCCGAAACTATGCGTGGCGTCTCGTTGGGCTTTCTTGTCATGGACGAATATGCCGACATGAAGCCTGATGTTTGGGAGCAGATCCTTAGACCCGCATTGGCTGACCAAAAGGGTGAGGCGTTGTTTATTGGAACCCCGATGGGCCGTAATCACTTCTACGAACTGTACAAGTATGCTGAACTAGGTGATGACGAAACCTATAAGGCTTGGCACTTTACGAGTTACGATAATTCTATGCTGGATTCTGGTGAAATTGACATTGCCAAGAAATCCATGTCTAGTTACGCCTTCAGACAAGAGTTCATGGCTTCATTTGAAGCTAGAGGCTCTGAAATGTTCAAAGAAGAGTGGGTTAGGTTTGGCGAAAGCCCAGAAGAGGGCGATTACTATATTGCCGTTGACCTGGCTGGCTTTGAGGATGTCAACAAGAAGCGAACCAAGAATACAAAACTGGACGATACTGCGATTGCAGTTGCAAAGGTGAATGAGAATGGCTGGTTTGTGGAAAACATTATCTACGGTCGCTGGGGCCTTGATGAGACGGCTACGAAGATTTTTCAAGCCGTCCGTGACTATCAACCTGTCAGTGTCGGAATCGAAAAAGGAATCGCCAAACAAGCAGTAATGTCGCCATTGATGGACTTGATGAAGCGGTATGGCACGTTTTTTAGGGTTGAGGAATTAACACACGGAAACAAGAAAAAGACTGACAGGGTAATGTGGGCCTTACAGGGAAGGTTTGAAAACGGCTATATCACTCTGAATCAAGGCGAATGGAATATTAAATTCCTTGACCAGTTGTTTCAGTTTCCAGACGTATTGACGCATGATGACCTGATTGATGCGTTGGCGTACATAGATCAGTTGGCTGAAGTAGCCTATGACTATGAATATGAAATCGAAGACCACGAAATCTTGGATGTGGTAGCGGGATACTAGAATGGCAGATGACTATAGCCCAGACCCGTTAATGGCCGAACAGTCTATTGAGGCTTGGGTTATTAGCAAATGTGATGATTGGCGCGATTATTACGAGTCCAATTACGAAGACCGCTTTGATGAGTATTACAGGCTTTGGCGGGGTCAGTGGAGTCCAGAAGATTCTCAAAGGGCTTCAGAACGCTCAAGGATTATTTCACCAGCTTTGCAGCAGGCCGTAGAGTCCAATGTTGCAGAACTGGAGGAAGCTACATTCGGTCGTGGCAAGTTCTTTGATATTGCCGATGATGTTGTTGATGCACAAAAGCAGGAAGCCCTGTTTTTACGAAATAAGCTGGCTGAAGACTTTGAAACCTGCAAGGTTCGCAAAGCTGTAGCGGAATGTCTAATTAATTCAGCCGTATTTGGTACAGGCATAGGTGAGATAGTTCTAGAAGAAGTAAAGGAAATGGCTCCCGCCGCTGAACCCATCATGGGCGGTGACCTTCAGGCTGTTGGCGTCAATATTACCGACCGTGTAGTCGTAAAGCTCAAGCCGGTATTGCCTCAAAACTTCCTAATAGACCCTGTGGCAACCTCAGTTGAGGATGCCTACGGTGTTGCGGTTGATGAGTTTGTCAGCCGCCATAGCGTTGAGATATTGCAAGAACAGGGTGTATATCGTGAGGCAACGATTGAATCAGCCTCACCCGATACCGATCTGGAACCCGATCAAGACCTGACTATTTACAACGATGACAAGGTTCGACTAACTAAATACTACGGCCTTGTCCCTAGGGATCTTCTGGAAAAAGAAGATGTCGAGATAGAAGAAGACTCCATGTATGTGGAGGCAATCATTGTGATTGCCAATGGTGGTGTACTGCTCAAGGCTGAAGCCAACCCATACATGATGAACGACCGCCCTGTTGTGGCGTTTCCTTGGGATGTGGTCCCTGGACGATTTTGGGGCCGTGGTGTCTGTGAAAAGGGCTATAACAGCCAGAAGGCGCTGGATACAGAGCTTAGAGCAAGAATTGATGCCCTGAGCCTCACAATTCACCCAATGCTTGCTGTGGACGCTACACGGCTTCCTAGGGGGGCTAAACCGGAAGTACGCCCTGGCAAGATGATCTTAACTAACGGAGATCCGCGTGAAGTATTACAGCCGTTCAACTTTGGGCAAGTCAACCAGATTACGTTTGGTCAAGCCGCTGCGCTACAACAAATGGTACAACAGGCTACAGGGGCGGTGGATTCTGCTGGAATCGCAGGCCAGGTTAATGGTGAAGCAACGGCCGCTGGCATCAGTATGTCTCTCGGCGCTATTATCAAGCGCCATAAGCGTACTCTTATTAACTTCCAGCAGTCCTTCCTCCTGCCCTTTGTAACCAAGGCTGCACACCGTTATATGCAGTTTGACCCCGAAAACTACCCCGTAGCGGATTATAAGTTTGTCGCTACCAGTACCTTGGGGATCATTGCTAGGGAGTATGAGGTTTCACAGCTAGTGCAGTTGCTTCAGACGATGCAGCAGGACAGCCCTGCCTATTCAATACTGATGCAAAGCATTATTGAAAACATGAACCTCAATAACCGCGAGCAGTTGATTGCGGCTATGCAACAGGCGGCACAGCCTAATCCTCAAGCCCAGCAGATGGCAATGCAGGCACAGCAAGTACAGCTTGCCCTACAGCAGAGTCAGGCTGCAGCACTCAATGCTCAGGCTCAAGAATCTCAGGCAAGAGCAGGCAAACTGGCGGTAGAGGCACAGCTTGCTCCTGAAGAAATTGAAATAGAAAAGATTGAAGCTGTTACAAGAAACTTGAAAGAAGGCGATCAGGACGATAAAGAGTTTGAAAGAAGGCTGAAGGTGGCGAATACGCTTTTGAAAGAAAAAGAGTTGGAGATGAAAAACGCCCCCGCCGAACCGCCCGAACGAAATCCTAATGAAGACCTTGAAAGACAGCTTTTAAGCCAGCTTACGGGATAAATCATGTCTGATATTGTCATCTCGGCGGCTTTAACCAAAATTGCCACAGAGCTTGAATCGCTAAAAGGTAAGGATGGCGAGCAAGGCCCACAGGGTCCAAAAGGTCCGAAAGGCGATAAAGGCGATCCAGGTCCGGCAGGGCCAAAAGGCGGTGTCGGAAAGCAAGGCAACAAAGGCGAAAAGGGTGACAAGGGCGATAAAGGCACTAGTGTTGCTAACGTAAAAAGCGACCGTATAGACGGAAGCCTTACTTTTAGGTTTTCTGATGGCACCGAGCAGACTGTAAACCTTCCTGTTGCACAGGTTAAAGATAAGGACGGTAGCTCAAAAACCGTCTTGGTCAGGCAGACCGTCCAAGGCGGTGGCGGCAGTGCCAACCTATCAGCCATTAGTGAAAGCATTTTACCTGATACTAATGAGGCTTATGACCTAGGCTCATCCAGTAAAAAGTTTCGGGATCTTTATCTTAGCGGCACATCTCTTATTTTGGGGTCTACAACAATTACCTCGGATAGTGACGGGGTTATTGTCAGTGCTTTAAAGATTGGCTCCGGTGATAACCAGGTTACGCTAACTGCAAGCGGTGGTAACCTTCTTACAGGCGGTAGTCAGGTTAGCGGGATTGCTCTAACTGACTTATCTGTAGGCTCTGAAGCCACAGCCAGTGGTGATGGTGGTATAGCGTATAATAACAGCACCGGCGTATTTACCTACACTCCACCTGTTTTATCTAACTTTCTTACCTCTGTTAGCTTTTCTGACATAGCAGCAGGGGCAGTTCTTTTATCTTCTGAAACCTTTGCTGATTCAGATACACAGTTGATGACTGCCGCAGCGATTGATGATCGTATCAATGGCAAGGGATATATTACTGGCAATGAGACGATTACCTTAAGTGGCGATGTATCCGGCTCAGGCACAACCAGCATTGCCGTTACGATAGCTGATGATTCTCACAACCATGTTATTTCTAACGTAGATGGGCTTCAGGCCGCGTTAGATGCAAAACTTGCAAATGTTGTTGAAGATACCAGCCCTCAACTGGGTGGAAATCTTGACGTAAACGGCAATAGCATAGTTAGCGCCAGTGATGGTGACATTGCTATTACGCCTAATGGCAACGGCAAAATCGTACTGGATGGTCTTAATTGGCCTACAGCCGATGGCACTGCTGATCAAATACTTAAAACAGATGGTTCTGGTCAGCTTAGTTTTGTAAATCAGCCTTCTGGTGGATCAGGGGATATTACATCTGTTGTAGCAGGTAATGGACTTACAGGTGGCGCGACCTCGGGGGATGCGACAGTAACTGTAGGCGCAGGTGCTGGGGTAACAGTCAATTCTGCTGATGTTGCGGTAACAATGCCGGTGCAGGCATTTGTTAATTTTAATGGTACAGGCACAGTGGCAATAAGAAATAGTGCTGGCGTTGGAAGTATTACCGATCTCGGAACGGGAAATTATCAAGTGAATTGGTCTAGCACATTGTCATCTCGGCCCGCAGTAGTCGCTAGTTCTAATAATGTTGCATCAAATAATAATTTTGGAATAAATGTCAACAATGTCAATGATACTCGCGCAAAATTATTTTGCACAGAGAATGGTGCGGCTGCGGTAGATAAATCCGAGGTTTTAGTAATAGCGGTGGCAGATTAGTTATGAGTAGCTTTAAAATATTTTATCCTCAAGATAACGGCACTGTTGCTATTGTTGTGCCTGTTGATGGGATAACTGAATCTAAAGCACTTGAGTCAGTGCCTTCAGGCAAGCAATATATCGTTATTACTGATGATTCTATCATTCCTACAGACAGAACATTTAGAGACGCATGGGAAGTAGATTTTACAGGAGCCGCAACTAAGTCATGATTACTGTAAATATGACAAAAGCCAGAGAAATAAAGAAAAATCAACTCAGGCAGGAAAGAAAGCCCTTGCTCGAAAAGCTGGATGTTCAGTATATGAGGGCAATAGAAGCTGGTGATGCAGATGAGCAAGCGTCTATTGCTACCAAAAAACAACAACTTAGAGATATAACGGCTGATGCTGGCATAACCAATGCTACAACGGCAGATCAATTAAAGGCTGTTCGCCCTGCTATATTGGATCAAGTGTAATGTTGATGACTCAAACAGAGTTAAATAATCTTTTTGGGCAAGTAAATGACGCCTTTAAAGAACAATCTGACCGTTTAAATGACTTAAAGCAGCAATTAGACCATTTAGAGGAAAGGCTTAATGGCTACGAAAAAAGATCCAAAACTGGCACGCGCGGGCGTAAGCGGGTACAACAAGCCGAAACGAACCCCGAACCACCCGACCAAGAAGTTTGTAGTGGTGGCGAAAGTGGGGGAAAAAACCAAGACCATTAGGTTTGGTGATGCCAAAATGAAGATCAAAAAGAATCAGCCAGCCCGAAAGAAATCTTTTCGTGCCAGACATAAGTGTGATACAAAACCACCTAGCAAACTGACTGCAAGATACTGGTCCTGCAAGAACTGGTGAAAATATGAAAGTTAAAGCACCCAAAGGCTATCACTGGATGAAAGATGGCAAAAGCTACAGTCTTATGAAGAATCCACCTGGGGGATACAAGCCGCATAAGGGTGCATCTCAATCAGCAGATTTTAAGGTTCAAAAAGTCCACAAAGCCAAATAGGAGGCTGCTATGTATCATGGTGCAATGAAACCCAAGAAAAAGAAGAAAAAGAAGGCAAAAACTAAGAAAAAGGCTAAGAAGTAATGCCTAAAGCTAAGTATTCTGCCAAGCAAAAGAAGCTGGCTAGGGTTGCCCCGCCAAGGGACAAGATTACTGGTGCTGATTTAAAGAGGCTGAGAAAACGTGGCAAGAAAAAAAGCTAAGGCTAAGGCCAAAAAAAAAGGCTCGATACCCGATAACGTAAAGAACAAGGCTCTTTACTCTAGGGTTAAGGCTGCGGCAAAGCGCAAGTTTGACGTATATCCTAGTGCCTATGCTAATGCATGGCTGGTGCGGGAATACAAAAAGCGTGGCGGGACGTATGGCTAAGCCAAAAGGCGGTCTGACCAAGTGGTTTAAGGAAGATTGGGTTGATATCAAGACCGGCAAAAAGTGTGGTCGCAAGAAAGCCAAAGGATCTAAACGTCCATATCCTGCTTGTAGGCCCAAGGCTGTAGCCGCAAAGATGACCAAAGCTGAAAAAGATGCGGCGAAACGTAAGAAAACAGGCCCAAAGGCTATAAAGTACGCAGTTACGGCATCAGGCCGAAGAAGGAAAAAGAAGAAGTAATGGATCGAGATGACGAGGCGTACTACAACAGTTATTTTGACTTGTTTAGAACTGATGGCTGGAAGCAGCTTACAGAAGAGTTGACACAGAACGCGGCAACTATTAATAATGTTGCGGTTGTTAAGGACACCCAAGACCTATATTTTAGGCAGGGTCAGTTAGAAGTATTGATATATCTGTTGCAGTTTGAGGATTCAATAAACAACAGTTATGACGATTTGGTAAGAACAGATGATTAGGGTTTTTGACTTTAGGTGCGAAAACGGTCATTTGTTTGAGGAATTTGTAGATAGCACAACTACAACCCATAGGTGCGGTTGTGGCGCTATAGCTACAAAAGTCGTTTCGGCGACTCCGTTCGTGCTAGATGGATCTACTGGGGATTTCCCTGGACGCCACATGAAGTGGGTACGCGAACATGAGGAAGCGGGACGAAAAGGAAGGGAGGCTCGCCGTGAGGCTGGCTAACCTCAATATCTCCATAACCTTTGATAAGGCGGGGCTAAGTTAAGTAATGTCAAGAGCGACAATTATTGATGAGCGTCCAGATGAGGAGGACACCACGTTACCGGAGGAATCGGCTGTAGAGGCTGTTGAGACGCCTGTAGAGGAGCAATCTCAAGATGATTCTGATGTACCGGAAAAATACCGCAATAAGTCTTTCAAGGAAGTTGTACAAATGCACCAAGAGGTTGAAAAGATTTTCAACCAACACAGTGCAGAGGTAGGCAACTCTAGAAAGGAACTAAACGAATTGCGGCAATTGGTTGATAACTACATCCAGACAGAACTCTCGGCTAAAGAAGCACCTGAGCAACAGCAAGTAGATGATAGCGAAGATGTTGATTTCTTTGTTGATCCTCAAAAAGCTGTGGATAGCCGTATTGCTAACCACCCCAAGATCAAAGAAGCGGAGGTTTACACTCAACAGGCAAAACAACAGGCCACTCTTGCACAGTTGAAATCCAAACACCCAGAGATGGAGGCGATACTGCAAGACCCTAAGTTTGCCGAGTGGATCAAAGGGTCAAAAGTTAGGACAAAGTTATTTGTAGATGCTGACCAATTTTATGATTATGACGCTGCGGATGAACTGTTTACGCTTTTCAAAGAGCGTAATCAGGTTGTCCAACAGACTGCTAATGCAGAACTGGCGGCTCGTAAGAATACTGTGAAGTCTGCTGCTACAGGTAACGCTCGCGGTTCCGCAGAAGGGTCAAGGAAGAAAGTCTATCGTCGTGCTGACATTATTCGACTGATTAAGACCGACCCAGAGCGTTATCAAAGTCTTTCAGATGATATTTTGAAAGCATACGCCGAGGGTCGAGTTAAATAGCCTTAAAGGAGATTTATCGTGGCTACAGCAACTTACCCAGGCGCGGCTGGTAATACCGCACTAACAGAAGCGGCAACTTTTGTACCAGAAATCTGGTCAGATGAGATTATTGCTTCTTATCAAAAGAATTTGAAAATGGCACCCCTTGTCAAGCGTATTGCTATGAATGGCAAGAAGGGTGACGTTATTCATATTCCTAAGCCCACTCGTGGTGATGCCAATGCTAAAGCGGCAGATACTGCGGTAACAATCATTGCCAACACAGAGTCAGAGCTGCAGATTGCTATTAATCGGCACTTTGAATACTCGCGCTTGATTGAGGACATCGTAGAGGTACAAGCATTGTCATCTCTGCGTCAGTTCTACACTGAAGACGCTGGTTATTCGCTGGCTGTACAGGTTGACAATGACCTTCACGCGGCCGGTACTGGCTTTGGTGACGGTGGTGCTGTTGTATTCAGCCCTGCTGCTACTGATTACCAGCACACTGGTTGTTTCTTCAACGATAACGGCACTACCACTCAGTACACTGATGACACTCTGGTAGCTGGTGACGAGTTCACGGATGCTTTCTTCCGCGACATGATCCAGAAGCTGGATGACAACAATGTGCCGATGGAAGGTCGTAATCTGATCGTTCCACCCGCAACGCGCAAAGCAATTATGGGTATTGATCGGTATGTATCATCAGACTTTGTATCTGGTGGCACAGTCAATAGTGGCTTGATTGGTAACTTGTATGGCGTAGACGTTTACGTTTCTGCTAACTGCAGGACCATAGAAGCGGCTGCTGACAATACCGCATCAAGTGTTGATACTCGTGCGGCCCTGCTTTTCCATACAGAAGCTGTTGTTATGGCAGAGCAAATGGCTGTACGTTCTCAGACTCAGTACAAGCAAGAGTACCTGTCTACTCTGTACACCGCAGACACCCTTTACGGTGTTCAGGTGTATCGTCCTGAAGCTGGATTTGTCTTGGCAGTCCCATCTGCCTAATCAACACGGGGGCTACGGCCCCCTTTCTTCTTTTCGGGCTGGGATTGAGCAATGTCTAACTACACAAAGACTACCGACTTTGCGGCTAAGGATACCCTTCCAGGTGGTGACACCAATAAGGTTGTTCGCGGCACAGAGTTTGAAACAGAATTTGATGCCATATCGACTGCGATAGCAACTAAGTCTGATACGGCAAGTCCCACTTTTACCGGCACAGTCACCATCCCCACTGTTGATATCAACGCAGGGGCTATTGATGGCACGGCTATAGGCGCTTCTTCAGCAGCCGCCGGTACTTTTACAAACCTGACCGCTAGTGGCACTGTCAACTTTAATGGTGCAACGATTAGCAATCTTGGAACTATTACGACTGCTAACCTAGATGGTGGCACAATAGATAACGCTGTAATCGGTGGCTCTACTGCTGCGGCAGGATCGTTTACAACCGTAGCGGCATCATCATCAATCACAGTCGGTGGTTCGGCAGTATTAACAACTGTGACGTTTTCTAATCTGGATGCTGGTGCGGTCACCACTTCTGGCGAAACCTTTACAGATAGTGACACCCAGATACCGACTAATGCTGCTGTCAAGGCACACGTTGCGGCTGTTACACCTACCCTATCAGTTACTGAATCGTCGGTAACTGCACATCAAGCAGCTTTGGCTATTGCGGCCACTCAACTTACTGGAAACATTACCGTTCCAGGTAACGTAAGGCTGTCTCCTAGCGGGACAAACTTTACAGAACTTTATGGAAATACTAATCCCGGCACTATTCGTTTTAACTGCGAATCAAATAGTCATGGTGTAACGGTACAGGGTCCAGCCCATAGTGCGGCGTCAACCTATACCGTCAAACTTCCCGATACGCTTGGTCTTACTCAGGCTTCCGGCATTGTTACCTCAGATGCAAACGGCGTGGTCAGCTTTGACAACGGCACAATTGAAGAGGTCACGACCGTCACATCTAGCTCTAATGCCGCCACCATCAACCTACGCGATGGCAACCTATTTGAGCATGACCTAACAGAAAACGTCACCTACACTTTTAGCAACCCAGCCGCGTCAGGCAGGGCGTCATCGTTTGTTTTGAAGGTTATTCAAGACAGTAGTGCCAGAACCATTACATGGCCGTCAAGTGTGGATTGGCCTGCGGCTACGGCTCCTACCCTGACCGCAACAAACAACGGTGTAGATGTATTTGTGTTTTTCACCATTGACGGCGGCACGACCTACTACGGCTTTGTTGCTGGGCAGGCGATGGGATGAGTGTAGGCACTAAGCTATTACAAGCCGCCGCTGGCAACGCTGGTGAGGCTGTTTATGTTGATGATTTGTTTTCTGCAGATTTATGGGAAGGAAATAATGCAACTCTGTCTGTAACAAATGGCATTGATTTTACAGAAGGTGGACTTGTTTGGATAAAAAACAGAGGCAAGACAGAAAATCATATTCTTACAGATACTACATCAAATGGAGATAAATTTTTAAGCTCTAATACAACAACTGCATACACTAACTTTTATACGGGCGGTGGGAGTGACGAAAGTTTTACATTGAGTTCAACTGGGTTTAGCTCAACTGCATCAGATTTTAAGTGGAATAATGATGGGTATAACTATGTTGGTTGGTCATTCCGCAAACAAGAAAAGTTTTTTGACATTGTTACCTTTACGGGTGACGGAGCATTAGAACGAAATATATCGCATAACTTAGGCTCTTCACCAGGCATGGTGATTGTTAAACGTACAGACAGTAGTACAAGTGGAAACTGGGCAGTAGGTCATCGTGCTTACGGCCAATCATCTAGTCGCACAGGTGCTACCAATGGGTTTTTGAATTTTACAGACAACATGAACAGTTCCACAGGTGTTTATAATTTTACTGCTACAACATTTAGCGTAACAGATAGTGGCAATAAAACTAACATTAGCGGTGCAACCTATGTTGCCTACCTATTCGCCCACAACGATGGCGATGGCGGGTATGGGAAGGGCGGTGATGAAGATATCATTAAGTGTGGCAGTTACACAGGAAATGGAAGCACTGGGCAATTTATTAACTTAGGCTTTGAGCCTCAGTTTTTATTAATTAAAAGTGCGACCAGTAGCCATGATTGGTATTTAGCTGACACTATGCGTGGCATGGCTAATACTGATGACAGTACAGCGCATAAATATTTGTATGCACAAGCCGTAAATGCAGAAGAAAGTTATGCGTCACGCTGGCGAACAGAGTCAACGGGTTTTCATCTAACTACAGCGGCTACGGGGATCAACGGCAGTAGCAATACTTATATCTACATGGCTATTGCAAGACCCAACAAGCCAGCATCAGAGTTTGCGGCTAATAAATTGTTTTCTATGGATGGCGCTGGCAATGCTTCTGGCGATCCAGATTTTGTTTCAAACGACCATGTAGTCGATATGGCGTTTTTAAAACTTGTAGCAGGCACTGAGAGTGCTTATTTAACGGCAAGGCTAAATGAAAACCAATATATGAATCTGGCGGCAACTAATGCAGAAGCAACAGATGGTGCATTAGACATGGACTTTCAGTCTGGGTTTGGTGATTCTGCCAGTAGCGCCGTTGCAAATTATCAAGCATGGATGTTTCGTAGAGCCAAAGGGTTTTTCGATGTTGTGACCTATTCTGGCGATGGAACAAACGGAAGAACAGTTACTCACAATTTAGGTGCTGTGCCAGAGTTATATATTGTTAAGCGCAGAAGCTCCACAGGTAGTTGGTATGTGTACAGCTCTGCTACTGGAAATCAAGGGGCATTACGCATAAACGCAGACTCTGAGGTTGATAGTGCAAGTGCATTATGGAACAGCACCAGCCCCACAGCGTCTGTATTTTCAGTTAGCAGTAATCAAAACGTAAATGCTTCTAGCCACAATTACATTGCATATCTGTTTGCAACTGTTGCTGGCATATCAAAAGTTGGTAGCTACACCGGAACAGGTAGCGATCTGAATGTAGATTGTGGTTTTAGTGCTGGCGCTAGGTTTGTGCTAATTAAGCGTACAGACTTACCAGGTGATTGGTATGTTTTCGATTCAGAAAGAGGCATTGTTGCTGGAGATGACCCGTACTTTTTACTCAACTCAACGGCCGCACAAGTTACCAACACAGATTACATAGACCCGCTATCTAGCGGATTTACCGTTACATCATCAGCGCCAGCAGGGCTTAACGCTTCTAGCGGCAATTACATATTTTTAGCAATCGCATAGGAATTGACATGGCAGAATATAGAAACAGGTCAAGCGGCGAGATAAAGACGGACACTGAACTCCGTGCAGCAAACAAGAACATGAGCTTCCCCAAAGCGTGGAATAGCTCTGTCCACGATGCTTTAAACGTAGACCCCGTATTAGAAGCCCCTGCTCCAGCCCCCAGTGCAGCGTACAAGTCTGTTGTTCGTAACGGTGCTGTCCAGGATGGCAAAGGCAATTGGGTATATGCGTGGAAAGAACAGGAAATGTTTACTGAATATACCGATGAAGAAGGTAATGTTCAGACTGTGGCGGCACAAAAGACAGCATACGACACGGCAAATACTGCGACTTTGGCGGCAAGCGAAAGGGTTAAACGAACTGCTTTGCTGATGGAGACAGATCATTATGCTTTGGCAGATGTAACCATGCCTGATGCCATGAAGACGTACAGGCAGGCATTGCGTGATGTGCCGCAGCAGGCTGGATTTCCGGCAAATATTACATGGCCTGATAAGCCGTGATATGTGAAAACAATCGTGTTGTATCTGGTGTTGAACACTTACACCTACACATGGGCTATTGGAAGCAGAACGAGGCTAGAACATTACAGAGTTTGCAAATACAAGGAGGTAGGTAGCGAGTCAGATCAAACGTATACCTGGCATTTACCTTGGCCTAATTCATATTGCGATCCTTATGTGATTTACGAGGTTCCTGATGATTGACCCAATTACAGCAGCGGCAGCAGCTACGAAAGCATACGCAGGGGTCAAAGCATTTATTGAGGCAGGCAAGTCCATTGAGGATACGTTTCAGGTAGTAGCCAGATGGCAGGGCCATGCATCAGATGTTTTGTATGCAAACCAAAGGCAGCAAAAAAAACGCAACCCATTAAAAGAGGTGGTGTTTGCAAGCTCAGTAGAGGCAGAAGCGGCACAGATGTTTGCCGCGAAGAAAAGAATAGAAACTCAAAAAAGAGAGTTAATAACATTGTTGAAGTATGCATACGGCAATGAAGGTGTAGAGGAATACCGTAACTGCATGAAAGAGGTTCAGGCACAGAGGCAAAGAGAGGTTTACGCACAACAAGAAGCAAAGGACGCACTAGTTAAGTCATTTTGGATTGCAGTTCTTGTAGGCATAGCCGGTTTGTTAATTACATTTATTGTTACGTCAGTATCGGGAAAATAAAGATGGAAGAGCCAACAAAACAAGTAATAGATGTAATCAGCTTTGGCACTGTTATTGGCACTATATCTGCCATTCTTCCACCACTTTCTGCCCTATTTACCATTGTTTGGGTAGGCATTCGTATTTGGGAAACTGATACGGTTCAAGAACTGACAGGCCGAAAGCAAAAGCGTGATGATAAGGGCCGATTTGTTAAGGATGATGACTGATGGCTTTACAGTTTCTAGTTGGCCCAATCGCTAATCTTGCCAAGTCATGGATGGATAATAAGCATGAGCAATCTCAAGCCAGCCATAAAGCCAAAATGCAAGTCATCAGCAATACAGCCACCTGGGAAGAAAAGATGGCTGATGCCTCCGCTAATTCATGGAAGGATGAGTTTTGGACGGTTATTTTATCCATTCCTCTCTTATGTGTTGGTTACTCTATTGTCGTTGATGACCCCGATATTCTTGGCAGGGTTTCTGACGGTTTTGATGCTTTGGATACTTTGCCAGATTGGTATCAGTATTTACTATTTCTTGCAGTATCTGCGTCATTTGGAGTGCGTGGTGCTAGTAAGCTGATGAAGCTGAGAGGCAAGTAATGGCAGAGTTATTTGCTACCGCTGAAAACGAAGACAAAGCTAATGAGATTATTAAGCTTTATAACAAATATTTAGGCCGCAATCCCTTGCAAAGCGGGATAGATGGCTGGCTTGCGACAAACCAAAGCATCGAGCAAATTGAGCAGGGCATAGCAAACTCTAAAGAAGCTGCTGTATTTGAGATCTATAATGACACTATGGGCCGCGATCCGACTGCGGGAGAGCGGAATTATTTTGTAAATGTAAGCGCTGCACCTATTGAAATTATTGAAGGGCTTTTGTCTGATACAGATGAAGCGCAAGCGTTTCAAACCCAACAGCAGCTAGATGAAACAGATTTGTTGGCCGATACGATCGACGCTGACACAACGGCTGACGATACTGCGATTGACACTGCACAAACTAATGACACAACGGTTGATAATGTAACCGTTGCCAGTGAAACAGAAGCAGCATTCCCTACCGCTGATACCGGCAGATTTGGCGACATGATTGATGCTTCTGCAACCTTTGCTGACGCTAACCAATATCTCGGCGTTAATGAAGCACAGTGGTCTGCATTTGTTAATGAGGTAAACGAGATTAAAGCGCAGATGAACGCTTTTGAGGGCAATGAAGCACGCGTGTTGCAAGATCGAAGCATACCTGATGCTGTTTTAAATCGACGCATTGCTGTATTGCTTAATCAAAATCCCGGCATGACTCCTGATGAGGCGCGGGCAGAAGCTGAAAGTGGTGAAGCGTATCAACAATTAGCTACTACCAATGCACAATATGAGGCATTAAATAAAAGATTGAATCAAGCGTATGCAAGCATTGGTTTACCGGGTGCTGCAACGATAGCGGGAAGCGGGGTAAGCGGCGAAGGCTACAGGGTTGATTTTAATTTAAATACGGGCGAAGTAACTTACCGGGAGGTAGGTGGTAGCTCATTTCTTGAGTCGGCCCTTGGGATTGCAATAGCGGCAGTATTTACCGGTCCAATAGCTGGAGCAATAGCAGGAGCTACAGGAGCCTCTGCGGCAGCGGCCACAGCAGCGGCCTCTGGCATTGTTAATAGTGCAACTCAGTTAGCAATGACCGGCAATCTTGATGTAACGCAGGCACTTTCAGCAGCGGCTACGGGTTATTTAAATCCGGTTAATGCTGCAAATGTCATGTCTAATCCTGATGTGGCAAGTCTTACTAGTCAGGTAAGCAATACTGCTTTTAATGAAGTTACAGGTGAGCAAATACTTACAGAGCTTACGAATGCTAGTGCTAACTCAGGTGCTGTTGTAGACGCAATTTCTCAAGCGGTTGGGGCTGCTGCTACCAATGCGATACTTGGCGGAAATGAAGATGCAGGCGTTGTTGTAGACACTGGTGGTGCTACTGCTGACGTTACAGGCATGGGTTCAGATATCGGCGATGATTTTGGCGTAGATGTTGAAATTACTATGCCTACAGTTACCGAGCCTACAGACGATGATTCTGGCGGTGGTGGCGATACAGTAACAGGTGGTGATTTAAGTGCTGATGGGGCTGATGGTGGTGATGCTGTTGCGGCTGAGCCTGCAACGACCGTGACGGTTGATTCTTCTGCTGGCGGTGTTGCATCACAGGATGACAGCCTTCCTGAAATTGGCGATTGGGTTTTCAAGGATGGCGTATGGAACCAAGTAGGCGGCTATTCCGATGAGCTTGGTGTTCCGACTGTTATCTATTCTGGCGAAATTATCACAGGGCCAGGATCAGAGGGTGAGGTGAAATCTGACGAAGAATGGGCGGTTATTGACCAAGACGGCGGTTTCCGTGATGGCACTTACACGCAAGGCGTTTTGACAGAAAGCGAGCCAACTATTCAGGGTGAGGGAACTGGCACAGAGCAAACTGATGCAACAAAAGCCGTTGATTGGATTTTGGTAAATCTGCCTAACTATGAAGATATGACAGAGGTTGAGATAAACCAAGCGTTAGAAGGTGCTGGTCTTGAGCCTGTTGATATAAACGACGATGGCACTATTACCTCTAAAACTGAGGCTGTTGAGAGTACTAATGGCGATGGAGCGTCAACCGTGACTATCGATGGCTCAGGTGCGGGAGCCGGTGCAGGTGCCGGTGCGGGAGCCGGTGCGGGTTCCGGAAATGGGGCGGGTGCAGGCTCAGGTGCAGGCTCAGGCGCTGGAGGCGCTGGTGGCGGTGCAACAGGTGGCGGCGGTGGCGTAGGAACAGTATCTACAGGTGGACAAGGCGGCGGCACAGGTGGGGGTACAGGCGCGGGTAGTGGTGATGGCACTGGCGATGGTGACGGCGATGGCGATGGCCTAGATAAAACCGGAATGCTAACGGGATTAGCTGCACTGCCAACTATGGCTGCACAACCTTTTGAGCCTTTGACACAGCGGTCTATCCGGTTTGATGCTCCGACTATTCAGCCAGTGCAGATAGCACCCACTGATGCAAGAAAAGAACTGGATAATCAGTTGGCAAGATTATTGAATGACCCTCAAAGCCAGCGTAGACAGTCTTTATTTGGAGGGCTTGTTTGATGACATATTTAAACCTAGTTAATGGTGTATTGCGGCGTCTCAGAGAAGACGAAGTAAGTAACGTATCGGAAAGCACCTACAGCAAGATGGTAGGCGACTATGTAAATGACGCCAAAGACCTTGTAGAAACTGCATGGGATTGGTCGCCATTACGCAATACTTTGACGATTACCACCTCAAATGGTGACAACCTTTATTCCTTAACCGGAAGTCGCAATGAGGGCAAGGTTCTTAATTTTATTAACGATACGTCTAATTGTCTGGTCGAATATCAGACCCAGAACTGGTTTGACGATAAAGACTTTATCCAAGAGGCCGTCACAGGCTCGCCTAAATACTTTACTTATGCCGGTGTCGATGGCAACGGTGATACTCAGGTTAAGTTATATCCGACACCGGATCAGGCATATACGCTAAAGGTTCGCGTAGTTTTACGAAATGTCGCGTTGTCAGCAGATGCGGATACGCTTGCGATACCCAGTGGCCCTGTTTTGCACATGGCAATAGCCTTGTTATCACGGGAAAGAGGTGAGACAGGCGGTACGTCTACTGCTGAATACTTTGCAATTGCTGATAAGCATTTGTCTGATGCGATTGCTTTGGATGCCCAGAAACATCCAGAAGAGACAATCTTCTACACACCGTAGGATAGGTTATGG